AGTTAAGGGTATCTTTAGGATCTCCCCAAATCTGAGGAACTCCTCCCTCTCCCTTGGTCCAATACAGCCCCCCGATTGCAGAGTATTCTGGGTGAGCTTCTGCTCTTTGGAGCAGTCGAATAAGACCGTCTGGTTCTGGTGCATTATCATGCTCAATGGTTAGCAGGTACTTAAACTTACTGAGATCAGGATGATTAAGAATATTCTGGATACTCTGTGAGTAGGCTTCTCCAACCTCCATACCCAAAGCCCACATTCTAAATATCTTCTGATTAGGAGGGGTAACCAAGTTTAGCCACGAGGCTACACACTTGGCAGGAATGGAACCAAGGGATGGCATAAGGATGATAGTACTGAGATCCTTATACACACCGGAGTAGTCCAGCCTACGAATCGCCGCATCCATCTGAGCATTGTGTTTACCGTAATCAGGTGCTAGGATTTGAGGCAGCATTCTTTTCTTCTTCTCTTAGTGCAAGGTCGAGGATGGCGAGGGCATTCCAAGCAATGTGGGCAAGATGATTCCTTCCACTTTCTCTATCACAAGTTTCCCCTTTTCGATAGAGTAGGTAATGGCGTAGCAGCGCACTTCCATATCGCTCACTGCCATTAGGTACATGCACCCATCCGTCTGCCGTATACTTATGTGCTCCATGAGTGCCAATTTCTCCTACCGCCCACAATGCTCTGGCAAACCCGCCGAGCACCATGTCAAGATTTGGTTTTTCTTTGTCTAGCTTTATTCCTGGAGGTTGCCCTGAACCACTCTGGGGGAGGGACTCTGGAGATTTTATATTTGAATCCATTTTCCCGTAACCAATCGGAGTATCTCTTTGTACTAGTTTTGGATAGTTTGTTGTCCGCGAGACAAACGATGCGTAGGTCTTTGGTAGGATTGAGTTGTTTGACTGCGATGTATTTTGTTCTGTCACGACTTGTCATTCTTCCTTTGAGTTCGATGTAAAACCCGAAGTCTGGGAAGTAGAAGTCTGGTGCATATTTCTTTCTCTGATAGACTTCCTTATGGTTGCACGCACCACAAAACGAACTAACCAATTTGCGGTGGTAGTCCCATTTCTCAGGTTCATATTCAAACTTGATTCCTTTGGAGGTAAGCGCATGAGCGAATCTAGCCTCCGCCTTAGATCGAAACTTCGGCATTAGTGTGTTTCTTATACCAATTAAAAAATGAATCCTTATAATCCCTGAGGATGTAAACCAATTGTCCTTGTTCCATCAGGTAGGACTCCCAATTATCTCCACACTGAGCCTTATATGCTTCCCTAACCCTGGCAAGTACTTCGCTTGTAGAGCTGGAACCTTCGAGTAGTTTCCGCGCTTTAGTTTCACCGATTCCAGCAAGTCCCGGCACATTGTCTGTAGGGTCTCCACTAAGCAATTGACATCCGAGAGATAGAGTTCCGTCACGTCGATCAACAAATCGGTCTTCACCAGAAACCCAATTAAAGTGTCGTCCGGGGATTTGAAGTAGGTCTTTGTCGATAGACACGATAACGCAGCCGTCGCCCAAACTAGTAGCTCGGATTCCGAGAAGGTCATCAGCTTCCAATTCATCGGAACAGACGGTGGCTCCCATTGAAAGGAGAGCTGATCGAACGGCCCCGAAATGAACGGGACGTTGGGCACCTTCTCGGTTGCCTTTGTACTTGGCAGTGGTAGCAACTCTTTCTCGGAAAGAGATCGGTCCACTAAGATAGATTTCATATTGGTCTGTACCTAATTTCTGAAGAATAGAATCAAGGGTAGCCTGAGTAGCTACTACCGCCAGCTCCTCAGGTTCCACTTCCTTCCTCGACCAGATATATTCCTTTGGAGTATTTTTTGGAATATCCTTGTAGGCATCATACATATAGCCGGAAAGACCGTCGTACACAAGGTACTTGGTTTTCTCAGCAGCAAATGCACAGCGGTAGCAAAGGATATCCCCGTCGATTAGGGCGATTGTCATATTAGTTTAGTTCCAGTTAGCAGCGTCCGGGGCTTCCACAGCAGCTTGCTCAACCACAGGAGTAGGGGTTGGAGCCTCATCCTCTGTAGATTCTCCACGGAACTTCTTAGCATAATAGCTAACCAGCTCCGCAAGCACCTGCTCTCGATCAGCAATTTTTGCTGGGAGCTTAACAGCTTCCGCCTTAAGCAATAGCTCAACAAACGAGATTGCTGTATTGGTAGAAGCCCCAATGTTACGAGCTACATCGTTAGCAATATCCCGCTGCTCCTTACGGGTCCAGTAGTCATCCTTACCATTAACTGCCACAGCCTGCCGGGCCGTAGGATTGTGAATCACCGGGGTAGAATCCAGCTTCCGAATAGACTTAGGATCAACCTCCCAATAGTTCTTGGCGTTCAGATTCGCCTCGAACTGAACAGCGTCACCTGGATTCAGACCTGGGTCCTTAAACCCGCACCCGTAGTACACATCGTTACCTTCCAATTTGATGGAGTAAGCAGTACCACGCCCAGCCGGACGGCTGAATACCTTATACACTACACCTTTAACGATCATTCTGTTTGATCTCCATGTTGTACTTTTCTTCTATTAGACTGTTGTCCCCCCAATAAGTTCCAATCTTGATCTCGATACCAAGAGGGACAATTAACTTCATACCGTACTCAGATTCCAACCATTGTGCTACCTCCGTGGTCATGGAGTATTTTGCCATGTTAACAAAGTTAACTACTTCGTCTTTATGAACAAGGGCCAACACCGAGTCATGAACCGTATTTATAATCCTAGTCCGCCATCCTTTCGTATTCCTCCACAGACTAACTAGCCCCATAGGGACAATCTCCGCAGTAGAAAACGACTGGACTGGGTAGTTAAAGATAGAGGGGGTATTATCTATGTACCCCTGCTGGCTTATCCTTGTACCCGGCCAATAGAACCTCATACCGTATTCTGTGACCAGTTGGCCGGACCCTAGTACTTGGTACGTCCACCCTACCTGCGTGTCGTATATGCCTTTATAGCGCCTCCTAAAGGCATTATAGTACGCCTTCTCGTCCTTAGTACCCGAGTTCCCTCCATACAGAGGCTTGAAGGTGTACGCCTTGGCGGCGGTACGTATCTCACCTTTTACTTCCTCCTCGGGAATCTTGAAGATTACCGACCCCGAGAACTTATGGATATCCTTCTCGTCTAGGATATCCCGGATAGCCTGAGCACACCGTCCCAACTGGGCTGCTCCTCGAAACTCCAACTGAGCGTAGTCAATCTCACAAACGTAGTAGTCAGGGTCCGGGGATACCACCAATCGCTTCATACCCCGGTCTATGTTCTGGCCCTGTACCTTGTACTTCTTTCCTGTACTGGATAACCTATGGGTCTGGGTATTGGTTTGATTCAGGCTAAAGTGCAGCTTCCCTCCGTTCTCCTCACAAGCTAGACCAAGTTTCTTTAGGGTTTGGACTCTCTTTTTAAGAGGGATAAACTGGCTATAAATAGACAGAAACTTTTTCTGATCTGATCTTGTTGGTCGTAACTTAAGGATTGTGGACTCATCAGTCCTCGGCTGGCCAGCGTCTGTTCTATCCACTTCACCGTTTGGTCGTGTAACCTCCCTAAATCCCAAGTCTCCATAAAGGTAGGCTGCGACTTGCTTAGGGGAGTTCCAGTTGAGTCCACCGGATAAAGCATCCAACTCAGCTTGAAGTTTGGTTGACTGTTGGATGGCGCTATCACGCTCTTGTAAAGTTCTTCTGGTATCAAGGGTTACACCTTCCAACTCAATTTGTGCCAACGCCTGAGCTGTTCGGCATCTAGTTCTGTGGATATGCTTGAGCTGTAGCTTTTCCAGCTCTTTGGAAAGACGTTCGTACAACCGAAGGCATAGGATGACATCCTTCTTACAGTACTCAAGTAGGATTCCATTGGGTATTTCCGAGGGGCATACTCCTCCTTGTATGAAGGAGGAAACCAATTTTTGCTTTTTGCCCAGTCCATATTTCTCCGCCATTGAGTCCAAAGAGAGGTCCCATCTCCTATTGCCAGCCAAGACATACTCGGCGAGCATAGTGTCCCAAACTTCAAATCCGAAATCCTCATTGGTAATTCTGGATATCCACTGCAACTCAAACTTAACGTTGTGCGCAACAAGCAGGTCGGCTTTTCTGAGGTCGGGTACAAGTTCGGCCATATCATATTCGGTACCAAAGACATGCTTTAACTCCCCATCCCATGATCTGTGCCAACAGGCCAAAACTATATGATTATCATTGTTAAGAACGTCCCCCTTGTCCTTGTTCGTAGTTTCAAAGTCAAGGGTTATGACATTCATTAGGACGGTACCTCTACCTTACTAAGTGCGTAGTTAAACTGACAAGGGATAGGAGTGTGCCTACCACTTAACTTGTTCTTGGGGAAGGACAGAACTCGAAGTCCCTGATCCTCCATAGCAGGGTCAGCTCCAATACCAATCATCAGGTCACACTGACCTGGGATACCTACGTTGGAGGAATCAACGTCTCCACGATCCAGTATAGTTTTACGAGAAGCACTGTCTGCTGCCTGAGTAACCGAGACTACCAGTACTCCATATCTTTTAGCTAGGTTACGAGCATAAGTAGCTGCCTTCTCCAGTGCTTGGGTACGGTTCTCCGAGTCCACCGAAATATTCCGTAGTTGGTCAAGAATTACTATCTTAGGATTAGTGCGCTCGACTAGTCGGTGTATCTGGGAAAACGTACCTGGGGATAGGGATACTAGGGTAAACAGATGCCAATTACGTTGATTGAGTAAATTTTCAGCTTGCTTTGGATTCTCCCGTATCTCGTACTTAGTCATCCCAGTAAGGCGGGACATCATAC